TCTAAAATTATCTCTGCTTGTATTGAAGCGTCGAGTTTAATTTCGATCTGGTTCACTGCACGCAGTATTGCGTGAGCATCTTCACGTACATCAACGTCTGATGCACTACTGTCAGCGAATAACCTTAATTGGTCATCGCGTACCTGTTGCATAAAGTTCTTGAAGGCTGTGTCATTTTTTAGACGCTTGGCCTCATTTGCGTTTATGCGTATTTCTGTTGTCATTGTTGTGGATTACCTCTTGCCATGTCACCAATCATTCTCACTTTATCTTGCTCCGCTTGTATGCGGGCAACGTCAACTGATGTTCCATACTCTCCATAAACTTTAGCTGCATCAACGAGTAGGTCTTGCGCCATCTGATCTCGTTTTAAATCATTGTCTGCGGCGGCTTTCTGCGCGTCTAATTGTAATTTGGCGGCGTCTGATTGCATCTTAACTTGAGCTTTTATTTGCTCTGCCTGCAAGAATGCAGCGTTAGGGTCTTGAGTTTCACCTTGCTGCGCTTGAGCCTCTTGTTGCTGTTGTAGCATTTGAGATTCAATTTCTTCAGTAATTGGAGCGAAATAGCGGTCAGCGTTTCGTATGCCAGATACAGCCAATTGATCCGCCAAAGTATTACGGATATTTGTCAAACTTACCAAACCATTCATTGGCCCATATGTTTGATAAACCATAGTCTGCATTTGTAATGCCTGGTTAAGCGCTATAGCTTTTTCCTCTTCACGGCCAGTTCCCAATCCTACGTTAATTGTAACGTCCATTGAGCTATCCCATACTCTAGGATCAACTGGCACAAATGTGCCGTTCATACGCATCATTTGCTCTTCATCTACATTCTTGTTTGATAGGCGCAACATTATTCCAAACAAGTCTTTCATGCCATCTGCTAGGTTACGCACCATAACTTCAACTTGCCCAGCCGCAGCTTGCACAGTAGCTTGCACAGCCGCTTTAGTTGTAGATTGCATTGCATCTGGGTCTAACCCCATAGAAGCCCGTGAGACACCTGTTTTAGTCTCTACAAGCCCATCTAGGTAAGTTAATGCACCTAACGTCTGACCAGCAGTAAATGGCACTGACAAGTCTTGGACTGCTCCAGCTTGGCGCATTCTTACGATTGCACCAATCTCGTTATTTAGCACGTCATCAATATTACACGCACCCTCAATGACCGCCAAACGTGGATTGTTTGTCATGGCTACGTTATCTAATATTGAGCGTAGTATTGATGTTGCTGCATCTTGGTCATCCATAACTATTTCAGCTAGTGAGCGTCCATAGAATGTATGTGGTTCTGGGTCTATTTCAAACTTAGCAAAAGGTAATTCATCGCATGGCTCAAAGTCTAGCATTTCATATGATGTACCACCGCAAGTAATCTTGTGTAATACAGGTATGCCAGTGCCATCAGCATCTATTCGCATATATGCTTCTGTCACAGTTACATTCTTCATTGATGGGTCTTGCTCATCTTCATCAGATGTATCTAAGCTGTATCCACGTCTTTCATGTACTTCAGCTTCAGTCATCTCTGACCCATTATCAAAGCTGTTTAAATCTAATACAACTTCAGGGTCATAGCCCATTGCGATTAAATCACCTGCGCGCATTTCTGTTCTATGAGCCACCAAATAAGCATCTTTGAGATTACGTGCATCTCGGTTAATGAAGAACTCTTCAGGTGGCACGCTTTCTATGCATAATTCGCCTTTTTCTTGCTGGCGGCTAATTTTAATGCTGTGCGATGGTGTTTCTATTTCCATGCCCATCTCATCCATTGAGATGCTCATTTCTGTAGTTTGCTCTATTACGCTTACTTCATCATCATCTGTAAGGTATGCAAGCTCATCATCATTAAGGTCTGTAAACGTGTATATCTCTGCTTCTGGATATGTCATCCAGTATGCTTTTACGATGCCTTGCTTTTTAACAAGTGCATCTTGGAATGCATCGTTAATTACGCGGTATCCGTTTAAACGTGTAAACTCATGGTGCATAAATTCAGTAGCTTGATCTGCCATTGCTACGTCTTCTGGGCCATGTGGAACAAACTCCACTGGTTTTGCCGTACTTAGGAATATACGCATTAAACTTGGTTTTACAGCACGTACGGTATCACGTACTTTTGTAGCTACAACTTTGCTTCTGCCATCCTCATAACCAAGGTCAACTTCACCATCATAGTATCGCTGTGCTTTGATTCTGTCTTGGCTTATTTCGCTTTCAACAAAATCTACTGCGCTGGCAATAGCATCTTGGACAATGCCTTCGACTTCTCTACGTGACTTTGGTTTTAATTCCATGATCTATTCCTGTCCATCTGCTTGTAAGCCTAGTAATATCGCAATATTTTGTTTAGACATTAGCTTTTTATTTTCTGGCGTCATGCCTGTAGCTACCATATCCAATATTTCATCAACAGATTTCATAGCTAATTTTTCAGATTTTACTTTTGCTGATACTCCTGCAATAGTACCCAATACCATTTGTGGATTTTGTGATATGGCTGCTATATTCAAAGCCTGCATTAATCCGTTACCAGTTGGCGATAATTTTCCCACTAACCTCAATGCGTTTTCTTTTACATCACCACGAACAAACTTTCTCATTAGATTAATTTCATCTTCAGAAAAATATTTTGAATCACGTTTACTATTAATAATTCTAGTCATTGCTTGTCGATATTTATTTACTACGTTACCGCCAGAACCAGCAGCGGCGGCTTGATCTTGCGCTTTAATTATTGCATTTTCGAGTAATTCAGATTTTTTATATCTTTTGTTAGCTTCTCTTGCTATGTTCATTAATTTATTTGCAGGCTCTTTTGCCATAATAAGATCGTCGATTTCATCAATCATACCTCTTATGCTGTCCTCATTCCTAGCAACACTATATCTCTTATATAAACCCTGTCTCAATTTATCTAGCTGACCTACTGTAAGCTCTTTACCTAATTGTGCTTCTAATACTTTAAAGGATGCAGTTGTTTGTTTATCAACTTCTGGTACATAATTAGGGTCAACATCTAAAGATGATTTTATTCTAGCAAATAATCCGCCAACCTCATCTGATGAAAATTTAACTCCAGAATCATCTACTTCTTTATAAGCTGCATTTTTGTAATTTCTTTGTGCATCTAGGCTTGGTCTTTCATCTGCTTTTTTTGCAAATGCTTTAACAGTTTTGTTTGCTGTTGCTGGCGCGGCAAATGCTCCTAAAACTCTTGCTATAGGTTCATAGATTGTACCTTCAGACATTTGCCCAGCAGTTTCACTACCTAAAGCAGATATAACTAATGGTTTTAATCCTGTGCCAGTTATTGCTGCTGGAACAAATTCACCCACAGTACCAGCATATTCTGCTACTGTTGTCTCACCTTTACGCTCAATGCCTTTAGGGTCAGCACCAACTGCGCCTGCAAGTGCGGCATATCCTTTATCAAAGTATTCACCAGTTTTGCTGTCAAATATAGGTATGTTAGGTTTCTGGTCATCACCACCAGCTAAATCAATTAACTCTTGAATCCCACGCTTCCCGCCACGATAAATTAATTCTGGAGTTGAAGCTATACCCCTAATACCACGCAACATGCCTGCGCCAGCAGTACCAATAACATCGCCAACCTTTTCACCTAAAGTATCAACTTCACCACTACCCATAACTTTATCATATGTAGTTAATGGTTCTGCTGACTGTGTAGATTGCCTGCGTTGAAGTTCACGTTTAGCAAGCTCTAGTTTAGCTTTATTGAGGGTTTCATTCATTTTTATTACCCTTCATTATCAGCAATATATTGTTTTAATTGCTCATCTGTCATTTTTGAAAAGTCTACTGTGCCTGTTGCTGCTGGCATATCTAAAGAGACATTTGAATATCCAGCTTCTTTTTTTGCATCTTCAGGGTAAGCATTAAATTTATTTATTACATCATTGTATCTGTTTTCTAGTATACCTAAGTTTTTACTAAAATCTTCAGCGCTTAAACCTTGGTCTAAACTTACCAATACACTTTGCAAGAACATAAGTTCTCTTTCTGAAACTTGTCCTAATGCTCCACCTGTTGGGCTAGCTTTTCTCATTGCATTAAGTTTATCAAAACCAATATTTGCTTTAATTGTATTCAGCATTGTAGAAACAGCATAAGCATTAGTACCCGCTATTTTTTTCAAATTACTTCCAGCAAAACCAGTAATAGGCAATGTTGTATTGTTTAGTTTTTCTTTTATTTTATCAATATTTCCAACTATAACGCCAGCAGTTGCGAGTTCTTGTTTTTTACCTGTTTCTTCTGCCCCAATTGCAGCTTCAGCTTCTAAAGCCGCTTTGCTACCTGGCACTGGTTGCATACTATATGATTTATTTCCAGCTTCATCTACACCCTCAATTAGTTGATAACCTGCTGGTATTGTTCCAAACTGCGCTGGTGCGCCGCCTGATGAAACGCCACCCTGCAACATAAATGTTTGATACTCTGGTGTGCCTTCGACTAAACCAGCAAGTTCAGCTCTTTTTTGTAAGGCAATACGATTATCTTTACTTGGAGTAAGAAGTACAGTTGCCGCTTGCTGTGGCGTTATAGCTCCAGATTTAACCAAGTTAGCTAAATCTTCTCTGCCTCTAGCTATAAGCATTTCTATAGTTTTATTCTTATTACCTGCCGATACACGCTGCATACCACGTTCACGTATTGCTTCACCTGCGCGCATCTCTGGCATAATTAATGGATCAAGTGCGGCAGCAAAGTTTTGCATCCTACTTAAACCAGTATCATTATTTCGTGTTTTAGCGTAATCCAGTAATCCACCTAAACCGCCTCGCGGTTTCGATGGATTTACTTGCTCTTGAATGATTTCTTCAGGTTTTTTTATCATGCTTTATCCCATCATTCCCGCACCAAGTTGTAGATAATTAAACAATCCTGGTTTCATAGAGTTTGTTGTTGATTGTGGTACTGGTGTAACACCAAGTGCAGCAAGTGGTGCATTTAGTGCCGCCGTTGGCGCACCAGTGTAACCTGCATACTGTTGTTTAGCTGCATCAATAAGTGCTTGCTGTATGCCCTGCTGTAGTAGACCTTGTTGTGATTGTTGCTGTTGTATTGCTTGGCCTGTACCAAATGCTTGCTGACCTAATGCACCCATTTGAGCCGCAGCTCCAAGGTTTTGCTGGTTAGCTTGTGCCGCAGCCGCTTGGTTAGCTAACTGAGCTGACATGGTTTGCGTTGCCCCAAACTGACCTGCTTGATTTAATGCTGCTTGGTTAGCTAATGACATTTGGTTAGACGCGCCTGACCCAAACTGTGCCGCTTGGTTTTGTGCTGCCATGTTAGCCGCCGCAGCTTGGTTAGCCGCAGATGAGCCAAATTGTGCTGCTTGGTTTTGCGCTGCCGCCGCTTGTTGAGATGCTACGTTTTGGGCGCTTGCACCAAATTGGCCTGCTTGATTTAATGCAGCTTGATTTGCAAGGTTTGATTGTTGTCCAAAGCCAGCAGTGGTTGTACCAGCCGCTAAGTTGGCTTGTTGATTAGCTAATGCCGCTTGCTGCGCTGTGCCTATATCTTGCAGTGCCATTTGTTGTGCTTGCGTATATCCAGCTTGGCGTAAGCCTGATGCTGTTTTAGCCGCTTGTTCTGCAAATGCTCGATTAGTTTCTGCTTCAGCAATGCCTTGGCGTGACCCGCCATATGCGTTTGATGCTGTTGCCTGCGCGCCTAATTGATTTTGCGCCAGCTTACGTGATCTTTCAATATCACCTAATGCTTGATCTACAACTTGGCTCTCAAATGGGTTTGTGTAAGCACCAAGATTAGTACCTGAAAGTTGACCAGCTTGCACGTTTTGGGCTGATACTGTTGGAGATGTTCCAACTGTAGAAGCGCCATATCCAGTAGCAGTTGGCCCTGTTGATGCATAACCTTGGCTTGTCATTGCGCTTGGTCTGTATCCAGAAGCTTGTGCTGTTTGAGCTTGATAACTTACTGGCTGCACAGCTTGAGGCCTATAGCCCATTGCTTGCTGTGTACCTAACATTGCTTGCTGTAGGCCGCCAGCCGCAGCTTGGTTTACGTTAAAGTTACCTTGTGGGGCTAATGATGGGCTAGGCATTGGGGGTCTGCCTCCGCCAAATCCTGCCTGAAATTGTGGTTCAGTGCCACCCCTTCTCATTAAAGGAGCTTGCCCGTTCATTGGTCTTATTTGTCCACCACCAGCCATGTTACGCTTCCTTCTTATTGTTACGCGGTATAAATAATCTATTCACTGCGTATGATAATGGCTCACCAATTGCCATAATTAGTTTACCAAATATATTTCTTTTGTATTTCTTTGGCTTCATAATGTGAGCCATTTCTTCTGCCCATGCTTCAACTACAGGCCACATTACTGCGCGTAGTGCTTTAGATATTAGATTATCTTTTTGTATAAAGTTAGCAATTGGAGTAGCCCACATGCGATAACCATGAATTAACTCTGGGTCATGCCTGTATAACTTAACGCCATAACGACGATCTAATGAGTATATTTCTCTGGGTAAGTAACCCATATCGCAGTATGCAGTACAAAGAACTGTACCAGCATTACCTTTACTAGCAGATGATTGACTGCTTCCACCGCCGCCAACGTCGCTGTCACCATAACCAGAGCTTCCGCTATTTACTGGCGCAGGCGTGTTTGCGATAATCCGATCTAACTGCGCTCTATTAGCTGCATCCTGATCTTTTTGTGCTTGGTTCTGCCTGTCTCTTTGAGCCGCAGCCGCAGCTTGAGCATCTCTAATTGCTTGTTCCCTTGCGGCCTGTGCTTCAGCTGCTTTTCTTGCATTTTCAGCTTGTGCTATAGCGGCTTCTCTAACGGCTCTTTCAGTAGCTATTCTTTGTGCTTCAGCCGCTTCTCTTTGTGCAACTACATCTGGCGTATTGTAATTAGTAAATCCTGCCATATCACCAACTGCGCCCGCAACGTCACCAATAACTCCGAAGTTACCCTGACCATCTGTGCCACGTCCGCTAAATATTCCATAATCTCCAGCTTTTTTAGCAAGGCCATCTTCACGTAATTTTGTTTGATCTGTGTAACCAGCCGCAGCGGCTAATCTTGGATCAACTTCGCCAGCATCATAACCCATTGAGACAATTGATGTTGTATTAGGGTTTTGGAAGCTTGCGTCAAGATCATCTTTTGGCCTTGGAGCTATCACGTTTTGAACCAATCCTAAAATACCTGGTGCTGTAAATCCTTGTGACTCATCATAGGTTGCATAGTTTGTGCCAGCAGTAGATGATCCTATTTCAAAAGGAGATGCAGAATAGGTTGTTCCCGAAAAGTTGGGATCATAACTTGGGTCTAGCGTACCTACAACTTGACCATTTGATGCAGTAAACCCGTCTGTATAATCAATATCAGGGTTTACAGATTGCTTTGCCATTTGGTCTAGCAATCTTTGGTAGTTATCATCACTTCTTTGCTCACGGCGCAATGCTTCCATTCTTGCGGCTTCTGCGGCTTGGCGTTGTGACTCTGCGTTTGTATTATAATCGTTGTAATCTATTGGGAAAAGTGTGTTTGAACCATAGCTGCCAGAATAGGGGTCAATAAAGAAGCTATCCCTATATGCTTTCTGAGCTGGTCTTTGTCTTCCAAGCTCATCTATCATTTGCTCGTAAATTGGTGCAGATGAATAACCCCTTACGCCACCAGCATATTGTGTAGGTTCACCCATGCCACCCATTATATCTTGCTGACTCATATTCGAACCTATGCCAAATGCGTTAGCAACATTAGCTGTATTTTGGAATGATGCTTGTTGCATTGGAGTGAATGCAGCTACGTCTGGGCCATAACGCGGTATATAATCCAATTGGGAAATACGTTCAGCTTTGTTTAAATTACGCTGCGCCGCTTTTTCAATGTATTCTGGGATTTCAACGCTAGATGATGTTGATCCGCCTTTTCCGCCTGACATTACTCAAACTCCTTAATATACGACGAATGTAGCTGATCCCAGCCATGCTTCGCCAATGGTTTTTTCCAGCCTACACGCCCCGTCATGGTTAGTGCTGTGCATCCTTGCGCTTTAGCCCACTGTATCACATCTTGGTGCATATCCAAAATCTGATCTAGTTCACCTCCGCCAAGGAACACGTTTAACATTCGTTTACGTGGATATACCACAATTTCTGTTACTATGCACCCCTTTGGCGTAGGCCACAACTGCATAGTACCCTTATATATTCCTTCTGCCACATCAATAAAATCATGCGTGCCACCAGAATACTCCAAAGCGGCTTCAATCCAAGGTCTGCATCTTTGCAATTCTTTATCCATGCGTCCTCGTAATTGCTAGTGTTGAGGATGGTATTGCTGGCACTGGAGATGATGCTGCTGTGTAATTTAAAAAGCCAGATGTGCTATCCATCATGTAATTTACTTCTAAATAATCATTAGCCGCCACAGTAAATATCTGAGTACGTGATATAACAACTGTAGCATTATTTTGATGTAATGCAGTTGTCATAGCGCCGTTTGTCGATGCTGTGCCATTTATGCTAGGCCAAAAATAAAAGTGTACTGTGCTTGCGCTTGTTGATGATATTTGCGCGGAAAATGATAATACATATTCTCCAGCCTCTTCAAATACAATCCTACTTGCTGGCGTACCTTGTGTAATCTTTGAATTGCCAGATGGTGCATCATAGGTCAGCTTGTATGCCGTATTTGCTAGAGCTGGTGTAACATCTGATGTTTTAGTAAAGTTAGCGTGTCCGCCTTCTACTACAATTTGACGCCACTCTCCGCCTTTACTTACAACTGGGTATTCATATGATCTATCCCACATAAGCGTGCCATCGTCAGCCGCACTTTCACCACCAGTTTGTTGAACAAGAGGTGATCTTGTCTGGGACATGAATTGCATAAGGCGTCTGCCCCATGTTTTCCAATCATCTCCATATGGTTCTGGTGGCCTTTGCTGTTGCGTCATCTTCTACCGCCTGCGACAACATCAATTCTATTTACGCCAACACGCCAATCTCCTAGCTCAACTGCGCTTACTCGCATTCTTAATTGCCTGCCAGTAAATCTCAATGATGTAGGTGTAGACATAGAATATGGCCCATAATCACGTTCAGTTCCATTTGGATAGAAGCGTGTCTTAAATGTTACATTCACGTCACCTTGTGTTCTTTCATCTGGTAGCATTTCAGTTACGGATGCTACTGTATCGCCAGACCCAAGCATAATAGGGCCAGTTTCAGCAAATGGTGTTAATGTTCCATAATCAAAGCCTATTTCATGCTCGTAAATCTTATAGTCGGATGCATCTGCCCATATTGGCTTTCTAAATGCACCCGCGTCAACTCCAGCAGTTCTTGCTAATTCGCCAATATACCATGTGTTTTCAATATAGTTAAACACAACATATCTATCATTTTCTGTAGATGCAGCAGACGGGTAAAACCAGAATATCTCTCCAAAGTTACTGTTGGTCACAGCAAATGCTTTACTTATTTGCGCTCGGTTCATATCGCTAAACACGTAATCCGCAACTTCACTTTGCACCTCTTGCACAGCTCCACCTGTATAACTGTAGAATGCGTGAGCGCCCATCCAGAATGCACCAGCGTCAACTGCGGCTATTGCTTGGTTTGCTGCTAAACCACATGATGAGCCAACACGCTCAATGCCGTAAACATATGGTGGGCCTACATAATTTGCTACGTGGGCGTCTGTGCTGGTTAAGATAAGCGTTTGACCGCGTACTTTAATGCCCGCCATGATTTGACCGCTTGTGTTTAACTCTAAATCACCAGCTTCATTTGTCGCTGCGGGCGTCCATGTTGTATTGTCTTCACGATCAGACCATTGCACTTTGCGCGGGTTTCCACCCGCACCAAGAGCAAATAAGAAACGCTCTTCTGTGACGACTAATGATCTATTGTTTGTTGGAGCGTTGGCTATAACTGCGGCTGGTGTACCTGTAGCTAATGCCCATTCGTATAATTTACCATCATCTTCTGTGCATCCTACAAGGTTTTCGCCCCACGTATCTAATGCCCATGATGTTGCTGGCTGTATTCTAACTGTGTCTGGACGCTCAATACCATAAGCATAACTTCCGTAAAAGCTTCCGCTATATCCAGTAAATGCTAATGCATCTTCTCTGCCCGCAGTAAATGACGTTGGAGTTATGTCGTGTCTTACACCTGTTGCTGTCCAAGTGTATAATTTATTATATGTGCCGCCAGTAATCCAACGATCATTGTCATTGTCTATCCAAGATAACATTCCACGTATTGGAGCTGTGGATGCATTATCTGAACGTGTACGCCATCCACCCATTGGGCGCATGGTGTTATCTATCCAGCGAATTAAATTTGCATCACGCCAACGACCATTAGATTGCAGGTCAGTTCCGTTTCGGTAAACTCCAGAAGGAATATCTAGTGGAATAAGTGGCATATAGACCTCATGGCGTTAAACTTATGGGACTATAACACATTTTGTAGTAAAATAACAACAGGGGCAATGCATGTCGCCCCTGTTGTGTATATTTATTATTCTGCAGCTTCTTCAGCTTCAATTATTGCCTCATCTAAAGATACACGTAGCATCTTTGTGAAAGCATCTCTGCCAACTTTAAGCTGGTCTAAGTTAAACTCTGCTGATCCAATCTTTTGTTGCAATGAATTGATATGATTAATCATAACTTTCTGTGCATCAGTGAGTTGGTCTTCAGTGTATTCTTTATCATCAATCGTAATAACCTTTTTATCTTCAGCCATTTTGATCTCCTTTATGTTTAAGTTAAAATTACCAAGGCATCCCAATTGAGGATGTTGGGTTTGCAAGGTCAGCTATCTTAGCATCATTCGCCGCTTCAGTATCAGCTTTGGTTACTTGTTCGTGTACCCATTCTAATACGTTTGCTTCTGTTAGATCATCATAAGGAATGTAGTCATCGTCTGATGGTACACCTGTATGAGATGTAGTTCCATATGCTGACGCAGTGTTCGTTCCATCTGTGCTTTCACAACGCCAGTGAGCTATTGTTACTGAGTTGTCAGATGTGTTTCGCTCTAGGTTAGCGATAGACCATGTGTGTGTGTTTGGCATAATAGCCTCCTATATTTCTTGTGCATCCATTGCAGTCTGGTATGCAGTCTTCACTGCGTCTGTCCAAACAGCATTGCATATTGCTTGTACTTCGGTGCTTTCACCTGAGATGTCAGTGTCACCCCATGTATCACCTGTTTTAGTTGAGCATTGTAAGACGTGACGATGGAATGATCTGCTGATCTCTGTGCCATCTCTGGCTATCACTGTAGCTGTACGAACTTGCACATGCTTGTGATCTCCAACAACTTCAATCTTATCTTCTACTTGTGTTTCTGTTAGTGCCATGTTGGCCTCCTTTGTTAGTGAGCCTTGCGAACTCACTACTTGTTTATCGTGGCCTGATTGCCACCTGACTACCCTGTGATCCAACAGGGTTAATTTGTTACGCTACTCTATATGAAACCGTGTAGACCATGTTGGAAGTGTTTTGAAAATTTGCATTATTTAAAAAATCAAAGGTTCCATCGTTTTGTAACTCTCGTAAAGAAATTACAGTAACATTATTTGTTACAACAATCATTGGGAAATCAGCAAAGCTAATCAAATTAAAGGCAATAGAACCTGCTGCAAGACTATTTCCTGAAGCACTTGTAAACGGCAACCCTTCAATTTGTGCATCACCCGTTGAGGTTCCCTTGTTAATTAAAGAAACATACATAGTGGCGTGAACTATATTACCAACTTTAGTGTATTGTCCCGCTTGTACAGAATAAACCATTCCAACAGAAGCTCCGCCAAAAGTCAAACTAGGAGTAAAAGTCCCCTCTTCGTAATCGTCCAACTTATTAGCCGACCCAGTACCGCCGAGGTATACACCTCCTGCTAGGTAAGCGTCTTTGAAGCGGTAAGATGCTGAACCAACGTCAATCTGTGCGTCATCAAGACTACCATTATACATTGGATTTAAGCCACTAGGTGATAACTGGATGCCACTTGAAGATGCACCTGTTAACTGCAAGCGCCCGCCTGATGCAGCAATACTACCTACAGTTGCGTTGTCTTTGTTAAAGTTTAGAATACCACCATCACTACCAATTCTATTTAGATTTAGAGGTTCAGCTCCAGTACGTCCTAAAACCGTAGCTCCATTCGCCCTAAACTCTTGACCTGCTGTACTAAAAGATGCACTCGACTTACCCACCAACAAGTTGCCTGATGAGTCTATGCGCATGCGTTCTGTAACGCCACTTTGAATAAACTTGAGATTAGAGGAGCTATCAGATGCAATACGAAACTTATCTACACCATTGTTAGAAAACTGAACCCAACCCTCTTCCGATGTAGTTGAGCTATCAACTTTTAAAACGCCATATTCACCTGACGCACCCTTAATATGCAAACCCATGCCATTACTGCCAAGGCTAGGCGAACTCGTCCCAATACCCACGTTACCTGAGTTGTCTATGGTCATGTGAGTATCAGTACCGTTCAACCCACGAAAAATATGATTGTAGGCATCGTAGTAATTATAACTAGCAGAAACATTTATTTTGTTTCCGTTGACGTGGCTAAGATTTACAGATGGAAGAGCTGAGTTGCTTTGATAAACGTGAAGTAAGTTATTAGGCGAACTCGTACCAATACCAACTCGGCCTGATGAGTCTATGCGCATACGTTCTGCGGCATTAACAGTAAATTGCATATGATTATCGCTATGGTCATAAAGTAAACGACCTACATTTCCATCTTGAGCGTCTGCAAATTCTATGAAAGAACCGCTAGTATTCCCTGCTTTGATTTGCAGTTTAGAGTTTCCTGTGCTTTCAAAAAGTACCTCACCTCCTGTTACATGCAAATTCATATCAGGCGAACTCGTACCCAACCCAAGCCGTTCAGTACTCGCATCCCAGAAGAACTTAGCAGTTGTGCCTGTGTCCTCGTAGAAGCTGATGTCGCCGTTGGAGTCAATATCAATACGTTTTGTGCCGTCAGTAGAAAGCCTTAGTTTAGTTGAGGCATATAAATTACTTGGGTCTGCGTCAATAGAGAAAACCGCACCAGTGCTGCTTAGTTGCCCTGTTTGAAAAGAGTCGCTAAGAGTTAAATTTGCGCCAATGTCTGTGCTTGATAGTGTTGCAACTGTATTACTTGTGCCGCTATCCACAGTCAGCCCATCGCTGGTCACTGTGCCTGTTACGTCAATGCCTGTTGATGTTGTGGCTAGTTTTAGTGCTGAATCGTAATAAAGTTCAACAGCCCCATCAACTAACATTCTTGCCATGTATTCGCTAGAGCCTTTATCAAATTCAATATGTGGCCCGTTGGTTCGTACAACTAAACTACCACCTCCAACTTCTTCAATAATTGAATGATTGCCTGTTGAAGTGTGATAAATCTCAAGGTCAGACCCAGTACCGAAGATGGCTTTGTCGTTGTCACCGAATGTTACATCGCCTGTTACGTCTAAAGATGTAAGGCTTCCAAGTGACGTAATGTTAGCTTGCGCAGCAGTAGTTAATGTACCAGCAATATTTGTAAATGTACCAGCCGCAGCTGATGCTCCGCCAATGACTGTGCCATCAATCGTTCCAGAGTTAATATCAATTCCCGTGACAGGTGTTGTCCCGTCTAGCAGATTATCAACGCTATCTAAGTTGGTGTTTATCTTTGTACCCCAGGTATCTTCAGACGCGCCAACTTCTGGCTTCACTAAGCTATATGTCGTTGTTGTAGTATCAGCCATGTTAATCTCCTATGTGGCGCTCACCTTATGCGGCGTTAGACCAAGTTTCACTGGTTGCCGATGCAGTTGTCCATTCCTTCGATGTTGGGGGAGTGGCAGACCAATCATCGGCTGCGTTGGACACATCTTGCCATATTTCAGGTGTCTTTTCAAGGGGTGTCCATGTTTCAGGTGTATTTTCTTCTATTTCCCATTTTTCAATTGCTCGGCATGTCGTAGACAATGTTGTCGCAATTGATGACGCGGAGAACTGCACCCTGTTAATTGTAGCAGTTGTGCTTAATGTTGTATTGATTTGCGATGCGCCACCATAAACAACCACTGCATTTGACGTTACGCTAGATGATGGCGTTATATTTGATATTGCATGTCTTACACGCACCATATCTGAGCTGGTTGTGGATGTTGTTGCTATTGCACTGCTTGAGTTACGTGTTCTTGTGCATGTAGCAGATGTGGATGAGCTGGCAGATATTGCTGATGCAACTTCACGTATGCGCTGGGCAGAACCAGATGTTGTTGATGATGTTGTGCTACTTGCAGATGCTTCACGTACTCTTTGCGCTTGCGTTGCGGTAGTGGAAATTGTGATTATGTCAGATGCGCTTAACCTAGCGCGCAGTGAAGATGCGGCAACGGCTGAAACTGTGATAATTGTTCCAGCTCCATCGGTGACAAAGCCATCTAGCCCAAAATTATATGAGCCATATGCACTGCGTCCATATCCACTACGATATTCAGCCATTAGTCTAGGGTAATATCAAGATCGCCTGATGGTAAGCGGAAAACATCACCTGTATCAATTGTTTTGCTTGTCGTTAATGCAGCGTAAGCAATTAAATTGCCACCAGATGCAGCATCAAACACGCCTACGTGTGTGACTGTGCCAAATGATGATGTTGCTGTATCCCACTCGATGGCTGCGTTATTTGACGCTGTATTGCCTGATACTGTGAATGTTACAACTTTACGACCATATCCACCGCCTGACACTTCTGTGCCACCGCCTGTATCGTCTGGCGCGGCAGTGTATAATGCTATGTGCCACTCTGTGGGGCGTGTTGCACTACCTGTAGTAAACACCCATGTTAGAACTGTTGTCTCGAATGTATTAGAAAAACTCATTTTAATATGCCCTTATTTTCATACGACGACCAGAACCGCCAAATTTAGCTTTTTCACTTGCTTGATTTATAGCATCAATTGCACTTTGGTACAAAGCTGCCCATACTTGTATTCTAGCGTCATCTTTTAGGTATGGCGCAGAATGTATCAGAGAACCATACAAATATGCGTCAGGATAATGCTCTAATATCCAGTTTGACGTGTTGCTGTCAGATAATGCTTCTGTTTTACCAAAATAATACAATTCTGACGTGTATGTGCCATCTGGAACTGGGTAAACCTCTAATTCGCCTGCTGTAACAGCGTAATATGCTGGCTGCCCGCTTGTGTTTAGGTTTCTAAACTTGCGATCAAGCATTTCTGCTTGTGAAATTAACTCAAGTGGACGTGTATCTCCGCTTGTGATGTAAAATCGTATAACTTCGAGCATATCTGCAGGTATTGCGCTATATTGCGTGTCAATCTCGGCTGTGCTGCGCTTTTCTTGCCGCCAATGACGGATTTGCCTGTTTAAATCGGCTTCTGCGAGTGAGACAAACGTGGATGATACAGATGTTAGATCATCTCGGTTAAGAAAATCTGCAATGTTTGTCTTTAATTCTGCATATGTTGTAATTGGCATTAGTTATACCCACCTATTCCCTTAACTAAACCAGGATATGTTGTGAAAAACATATCTCTTATAATATCCATGATTTCTGGGTTATTCATTGCAGTATCAACCATATTTGGGTCTAATTTTTGTAAGAACTCGTTAAATTTAGCTTGAGCTTCTCTGCTTTGTTGCTCCATAGCACCATCGCCACGTCCACTACCTACAGGATCGTATTTAAATTGATTTTCTCCAGGCATCATATTTCCTGTAGGGTCAGGTTGGTATTCAAACGTATTTTCGCCTGGCATTACATTATTAACTTCATCAAGATTATATTTATAACGATTAGAAGGGGCAGGGCCAAGATTAGGGCGTGGTTTATTGTATCTTTGACTTTCACCAGGCATCATATCATTAACAGGATCACGTTGATAAGCAAATGTGTTTTCCCCAGGCATCATATCATTAATTGGATCACGTTGCCCTTTATTCAACAAACCTAATGGACGTAGTTTTGGTGGGGCAGATGTCATCTTTGACAGCAAACCATCTTTAATTGGATCATTACCAGCAAAGTTAGCTTGTCCTAGCGTGCCGTAATACGTTTCATCACCAATATTCTCTACAGGTTTACCGCCAGACCCTAATAACTGACCATCAACATATTCCATATTGTCGCCAGGTGTTAAAATGTTAGCTAAAAACTCGGTAATGCTGTTTCTATCGCTTGCACCCTTATCCATCGAGTTAAGAAAACTTAAAAATTTATTTTGTGCCATAATCCTAGCCTATTTGATATATTTGCTACACGCTATCACAATTCACCGACATTATCCAGAACCTTACGCATTCTATCTGACAACTTAAATTTTCCAGCCCGCCAATAAGCTGCATTTTGGGCATCTTTTATTTCTAAACCAATGCTACAATAATATTTTATCCACTTTGTGATAATTTTATTTTTCATACTTGGTGTTAATTGTTCAAATGTAGGTTTTTTCATGCAATACCTTTTAAATTACGTTTAATTGGCTTTTTCCAAGAAGACATTGATCCAGATAAAGCTGTAGCTGCGTCTGAAGCCATAGTTAAGCATAATGCATCAGCTAAATCAGGCGATTTTAACCCACGTTTACGCATTTCATCTTTACTTTCAGCTTTCATCTTACCTGACGAGGTAAAAGAATACCTAATTGCAGTTAATTCTGCCAGCAATTGGTCATCTTTAGGGAGTTTGCATGACCTATCTTCTAGCCAACCTTTTGTTTTAAACCATAATTCACTGCGTAAATTCATATATGTATGACCCATAGCGGGGGATTCACTCACGTTTATCCCACGTACTGGCGCGCCTAACTCACGCAATCTATCAACTACACCGCCGCCAACACCAATGCTATCTACAAGTATCTCGCTTGGGCGTAGGCTAGGGGATAATCCTTCATATTCTGCCATTACCCGACCCACAGTCTGCATTAAGTCTAAGCCCTGCCATGATGTTATATCTGTCACAACATTGCCATATCTTTTGCACAACGCAGTCTTATCCATACCAAACCTTGCTACGTCTAAGCCCCATATAGGCTTTATGTCAGGCGTAATTTCAATATCACGATGTATGGCGCTTTGAGCAATATGAAACGGAATGATGGTATCATCATCTGCTAATGGGAACTCGCCTAGCACACGTATGCGAAACGCATTGCTATCCTCACCATAACGCTCACGCATCTCGCTAACAAACTCATCTGACACAAGCGGGCTATCGACGCACGACCATCTGCGCGTCCACCAAGATTTGGCCATACGTGTTTGGCTTTCAAAGAATGTGCCTGATGAACGTGTAGGGTTAGATAAAAGTAACGTGGTTGCATTATGGCCTGACATTGACCCAGCCGCAGCTTCAAACACTTTTTCTGGCACACCTGACGCTTCATCTACCACCAACAACACATTCTCGGAGTGTACCCCAGCTAGGGCTTCTGGCGTCTCGGCGCGAGAAGTTCTAGCGGAGATAAACGCTTCAGACGCAGCTGCGGTTAGTTCTACGCGGTCTGACTTTACATTTAACAATTGCTGTAGGTTAGGCGGTAATTCATTTATCCATCGCTTTAATTCAGCAAACAATGCGTCAAACAATTGGCTGGACGTGGGGGCTGTGACAACAACTTTATTAGGGAAACGCAGTAGCACGTACCATAACATTGCCCATGATGCAGACGTGGACTTACCTGTACCATGTCCTGATCGCACTGACATCTTACGCTCACCATTCGCTATGGCCTCCAGAAATTCGGATTGATAATCGTATGGCGTAGCGCCTAACACCTCTTTGACGAATAGCACTGGGTCATCTCGATAGCGTAGGACAAACTCTTGTAATGGGTTATTACTCATCGGATACATCCTCATAATCTACGTCAATTGTCTTTGCTTCACGCTCACGATCTTCGCGGTCTATTGCCGCCAAATCGGAATTGACTTTGCGTAGCGCGTCTAAGTGCATGTCACCCACAGATATAGTCACGTTTGTCTGGGGTCTATTCCCGTATCGCTCCTGGTTATACGAGCCTGCCATGAATTTACGCCACTGTACCTTCTCTCGTGTGGCGGCAATCTCACTGCTGCTTGAGCCACCATCAAGCTCATCTACCATTGTTAGACCTTGTTCCACGAGGGCATCTGCTGCCTCTTGCCTAGCTTTACCTAAAGCTTGGGCATACTCTGGCACATTATTTATTGTCGTACTCAAGTATTGCCTGTTGCACCCAAAGTCTTTCGCAAGCTGGGTTATTGTATTACCTGATGCAATCTCTTCAAACAGGTAATCTGCCCCGCCCTTCTGCTGTATCTCATTTAATATACGTTTGCGTAACGGTCTACCTGCCATTGCTATTCTCCAATTTTTCAAAATTTTACGACAAGATGGGGGTATAATGCAAGGGGGTACGGGGGGGGTCGGATATG